AATAGCTTATTCTTCCCTGTATTAAGTTCTTGTTATTGAAATACAGGGAAGTTTTTCTCCTGCTTTCCATCCATTCTTATGATTAAATACCTTTGTTCTTTGATAGCCATCATCATGTGGAACGCTTACAATAAATGGCTTTGTAATTTTTGTTCCATCAATTTCGAGTTCTTCTTTATCGAAATTAATTTTCAGACTATTCACTCTTCTCTCACCTCCTCAATAGATAATGTCACATATCGTGTCATTGTTAATCAAAAAAAATAGACTGAACCGACTTTCCATAATACTGTGCCAGCTTAATCTTTATAGAATCTCTTGGGATTCTTTCACCACATTCATACATAGACAAAGCCGAATCACTTATGCCTATTGCTTTCGCAACTTCACTCTGTGGCTTATTTCCTCTTAACATTGTTAGCCTGTTGCCTATTTCCTTGGGTTGCAAATTATCACTCCTTTCATGCCACATTTTGTGGCTCAACTGTAATATATCACTTGCCACATATCGTGTCAACACATTTTGTGGAATTTTTCTTGATTTTTCCACATTTCGTGTTATTATATATTTAAAGTAACATAAGGAGTTGAATTATATGGGTGATTTTCCTAACATATTCAGAAAAATAAGAGAACAAAGTGGACTTACTCAACAGCAAATGGCTGATAAACTTGGTGTATCCAGAAGCGCTATTGGAATGTATGAAAATGGTGAAAGAGAACCAAATTTTGAAACTTTGGAACTAATTGCTGATACATTTAATGTTGATATGAACTATTTACTTGGTAAAAAACCTACTACTGAGGTTATTCCCGATAGGTATTACCTTGATGATGATGCCAGAGATATGGCACAGTTCTTATATGAAAACCCTGATTACAAAGTTCTCTTTGATGCATCAAGAAAAGTTAAACGGGAAGATATTCAATTTGTTAAAGAAATGATAGACAGAATGTCTACTAATAAATAGCCAAGGAGGTAACCTATGGGACTATCTGATATTTTAAATGCTAAGAAGCTCCGTGAAGAAAACGAACAATTAAAAAGATTAATTACACCTGAAATGCAGACTAGTTTTGATATGGCAAAGCATATAGAATCTCTGAAAACTCAGATTAATGACTTGCAAAGTCAATTTGATAGCTTGTATAACCGGATAAACGAAAAAGGTCAAGAATATAATAGCTTATTAGATCTTATATCTGAAACAAAGTCTAAATTAATTATTATGCAAGATGATGTACTGGTTCAAGAATTTGGTTTATATACTCCAGTTTATGATTTTGCCTCGTCTGATGAGTATAAGGATAGATTATTATCCATCAGAGAACGACAAAAGCAAATGATTAAAAACGGAACTGCTGCCACAGGTTCTATAAATTGGACTGTTAATGGGAGCCTTCAGAAAGGTTCTAAAATGGTAAATGATACACAGAAGCTTCTAATAAGAGCTTTCAACAGCGAATGTGACGAAATGGTGAACAAAGTCAAATATAATAATTTCGATATGTCGCTAAAGCGGATTACCACAGCACGTAATACAATATCCCGTCTTGGCAAGACAATGCAAATATCTATTACTGATGCTTACTATCAAGCAAAAGTTGATGAGTTGCATCTTGCCTTTGAATATCGTCAGAAAAAGCAGGAAGAAAAAGAAGCTGAAAAGGAAGCCCGTGCAGCTTTAAGAGAAGCAGCTAAGCTTCAGAAGGAAATAGAAGAACAGAGAAAGATTATTGATAAAGAACGAACTCACTATAAAAACGCACTACTGTCCGTTTTAAAACAAATTGAATCCTGTGAGACTCCTTCTGATGAATTGTTAAAAAAGAAAGCTAGTTTAGAAGAACAGCTTGGTATCATTGATACTAAAATAAAAGATTTAGATTACCGTGAAGCTAACCAGCGTGCCGGTTATGTATATGTTATATCCAACATTGGTGCATTTGGAGAAAACATTTATAAAATCGGTATGACTCGCCGACTTAATCCTCAAGACAGAGTAGATGAGCTTGGAGATGCTTCAGTCCCATTTAATTTTGATGTACACGCAATGATATTCTCTGATAATGCACCAGCCCTTGAAAATGCTTTACATAAAGCATTTGAAGATAGAAAGGTTAATATGATTAACCATAGACGAGAATTCTTTAATGTAACACTTGATGAAATCAAAGAAGTAATTAGACAGAACTACGACAAGACTGTTGAATTCATAGATGTACCTGATGCAGAACAATATCGTGAAAGTTTGAAGATGAGGCATTAAATAATTTCTATTAACTAAAGGGGATGATAATTATTACTACTAATGTTATTTATGCAGATATGCCTCCTACAATAAAAGCATACACTGTTAATAATAATGATGATTCTTTTACAATCGTGCTTAATTCTCGGCTAAACCGAGAACAACATCTTAAATCATATCATCATGAATTAACACACATTGAAAATGGAGATTACGACAGACAATGCAAAGATATTAACATGATTGAAATATATGCACACAACATGGATTAAACATTAAAAGGAGGGGGTGCTTTATATGCTTATAGATAAGAAAGACCTAAAATCTTTAAAAAAGGCGGCAAAATTTTTAACTAACAATAAATTTTATATTACACTCTCATACATAAATGGTCTTCAGTATGAACGCCAAACGACTTGTAATGTTGGAATGTTTGAAGATAAATTGTTTATAGATTTCTTTGGTGGAAACAAATATATTTATTCTACTCATGAAATAAATAATGTATTTCTCTCTTTAAAATACATCGTTATAGAATTTATTGATAATTCTTTTATAGTTTTTTCTTCTTCTGATAACAACCTTTTAAAGATATATAATACATTAGTTATGCAATATAATATACCTTCTGTCCAAAAAGATATTAAAAATTTTGTTGCCAACTTGAATTATTCAACAATATCACAGCAACCCATTAATGAGCCTACAGAATATTCGCCTTCATATTCTGATAAA